ACCAAGAGGTTGAAGACCCTAGAGATGGGTATAGGGTCGGTGCTACGAGCTTGGGGACGTTTTGCGTCGTCAACGCTTTAAGGACGTTTTGCGTCGTCAACGCTTCTGTGGGTGGAATCAAACCCACAAGGAACCAATGGCTTCAATGATGCCTTTGATCCCTGTCGCTGCCACTCCTACGGGGCCAGGTATGGTCGAAGCAAAGTTGAGCCCAGATTTCAGGATGGATCGGACGCGTTCCCAAAATGTGGCGTTGTCTTTGCAAGCGACGGCAATCGGAATATCTCTGGCAATTTTCCTATAGGCGGCGAGCGCGTATTCGTCGTTTGCTGGTGACTCACGAGCGAACTCATAGAGGGTGGAATTTGGATTCGGACGATACTCTACGCAGGCCCAGACCTTCAGCACGGCCGTGTTGACGGCACCGGTGGGCGTAGTCACAAGGATCGCAATTGCGTCCATGTCGCCAAGACCGGTATATGCTGCGCCTGAGAAGGTTAGATTGGTGAACATGCTAGCTTGAGCATTGGTTACGTTCGCGGGTGGAACGGACGCGTAACCCTCCATGATGGGATGGAACTCAAACTCAGGTTCATTGCACACCGATTGTGAATAACAACCCTCGATAAAAGAACCGGAGTAGTTGTTATTTGGTAGTGCATCTAACGCTTCTAGTCCATCTATTGCAATTGTGTTCTGAGCCAAGTTGGTAGGTGGTACGGTCGCTACGGTCTGAGAGTAGGAGTTAAGAACCTGTTTTAGAGGTATCTTGTACACCTGTATTGACCCAGCAAATTGCATTAGATTGCTCGTGGGGTAAACACCGGCTGCCATTGACGCATACCGGAAAGCAGTGACATTAGCTGCGGTGTCAGTTGCTGACGTGCCAAACAGCTGGTCGAACCCTGGAAATTCAACTGAGGCAAGAGGAACACCTGAAAAGGATGCGCCAACATTCGCTTCTGCCTTCAGGCAAGCAATTCCAGGAATAGGTGCAACCAACAGCATAGTCTGTTTCCCCGGAGTAAACGTTATCGACTGGGTCAGACAATGTTTCTTCGGTAAAACGAGACCCTGAAATTTGTCTGGAATACCTTTGCCGGGATCGGTGGAAAAATCCGGCGAAGCAAAGGCACATTTCAGAAAATCGAGTCCGGGAGCGCTCATTTTCAGCATGTTGTTTGTTGCTGCCATTCTCTGCTGTCTTCGAGTACGGCGAGCTCTCCTCCGACGAGGCTGGTTTGATGCACGGTTCGACTGTTGTCGTTGTTGTTGTCGAGGGGCCGCTCTTCGGCGGCGTGCTGCTTTGGATACCATGATGTTATTGGTTGTTTAC